GTTTCGTACTCAATCCCCGGCGCAGACATTCAAGGCACTACAATACAATTAGGTCAGTTGCTTTCAATGAAAGGAATCAGCTTGCGTACATTCCGTACTAAGCATCCATTTATTGAGGATGCTGAAGCTGAAGGACGCAGAGTAGATGAAGAACAACTGGAAGAAGCAGTCATGGCGGCGATCCAGCAACAAGCATTGTCCGGTCAGTTGCCGGTGGTGTATGTCTCTAAGATTGAGAAACATCGTAAGAAGGGTCTTGATATTTTTGAAGCTATCGAAAAAGCCGATGCTGAAATTCGTCAAGAGCAAGCGGCTGTAGCTCCTGCTCCAGAAGAAGGAATGACTATGGCACCTGAGCAAGCACAAGGATTAGCGGCTGGCCCTGAAGGTATGGCTCCTGAAGGTGGTACTGCACCGACAGAGTTTTCACCTGAAGCGGCCGCTCAACTGGTAGGTGCATTACAGGCAGGTATCTAATGCCAAGGAAAAGACAAAACGTAGGATTGGAACATGGTGGCGATTACGGCACTGTTCAAGCTACAGCAGACAGCATGAATCCTAATATGGGTGGGATACCTTTAGCAGAAGGTGAAGTAGCTCCAGATTTATCAGGAGCGGCACCTCCTGTAGTTTCTAATACACCTCCATCTTCTCCACAAGTGATGAATCGTCCTTTACCTATTGAACAAGCAAAAGCGTTTACACCAAACATAACTCCTCTTGATGCTCAAGGTAGAGGTTGGGATGTTACTCCTACTACGCCAATTACTATTACACCCAAGCAAGAATCAGCAGAACTATTAAGCACTTGGGCGGCGGCTACGGGAGATCCAACACTTTCAGAAGCGGCGGCACAGTTAGCTAATGGCTGAACGGGCAGGTAATAGAAAAGCTACTGGTAGATTACATCCAGATACGTCTTTTGCTGACGAGCATTATGGTCGTCGCATGCAATTACTTCTTAGAGCAGGTGCGGGTAATTATTTAGAAAGTTCACCAGATAGTTTAGTTTCATTAGCTAGTAGCGCTAAGTCTGATAACGACATGTTAGATGAGTTTCTTGGCGCACATCATCAAGCTTCATTTAATCAGATGAAAGAAAAGTTTGAAGCTATGCCTAAGCAATTACAAGAAGGTGAGTTTAATCTTTTACCTAAGCAAACTCAGCAGATTCTTTTAAGTACAGGGTACGAGTTACCTGATGATAAGCGTGATGCTTTATGGAAAAGAATGTTGACATGGGATATCCCACTATTACCTGAAGAGCATTTCGGTAAAGTTGTTGCTTGGGGTATGGCTCCTATACGTGCTATTGGTTTTATGGGCGGTATGATTGCAAGCAATACTTGGGAATATGCAGTAATGAAACCATCTCGTTTCGCTACGAGGCTTAGTAGAACGGGTGCTTATTTAGCAGAGAAGTATGCTGGTGGTTCTCCTTTTAATGATTATAAAATGGCTAATCCTGCTAATTGGCGTGAAGCTTGGAACGAAACTAAAAGAGAAAATGATTCTTATTATGGTGGAGTTTTAGAACAAGCGATTGATCTTGTCGGTGGAACACAAACAGATCTTTTACGAGCTTATTTATCTGAAGGTCAACAAGGTGTTTTCGATAAGTTTGTTCAGTTATCAAATGGTGATGAACAATTAGCTGGTCAAAGATTTAGACAATGGCAGAAAACTTTAGATACACAAGACACACTTGATGCTATAGAAATTTTAGAATCTGGAAAGCTTACAATGTTTGATGCTTCTATTAGAGGTTTCAATCATATATCTCCTTATGATGTTTCACCCAATAGTATTGGTGGAAAAGTTGTTGGGACTGTTGGTGCTTTAGGTACAGAGATTCTTCTTGATCCTACTACGTGGGCTGGTGGCGCTTATGTAAAGATTTATAAAGCTGTGAAGTCTGGTATCAGAGGCGGTCAGTATACGAATCGTTTGATAGATCTTGAACGTCGTATAGCTATGACAGTGCGAGCAGAAGAAAAAGCACTCGGCAGAAAATTAACTCGTAATGAGATGTTTAAAGATTTAAAAGTTCGTAATGCTATTACCGGAGAGATGTCTGATCCGATAGATGAGATAGCTGAATGGATTATGCAACCAAAGAAATCGCGTGATGCTATGGAAGTTGGAGGTTTCTCTCCTACTAATCCTTTGCGTGATTTGTGGCAAGCCGCCGCAGTTAGAGTAGGCACACATCCTTATGTATTAAGAGCGCGCGCTCGCGCACATAATAGATTCATTGATCGTGTTACTACTGCATTCGATGAGTTAGACAAACAAGAATTATTTTTACAGCAGTTCGCAAAAGATCCAGAGAACATTATTAATGGTGGTACTAAAACAACAGAGATGGCTATTGATGAAGCGATTAAAGCTGATGTTTTAAAATTAAAGAATCCTATTGGTCAGCTTGTAAGAGATCTTCCGGGTGTTTCACCTGTCATAGAAGACATGTTGTTGCATCACCGCACACGTAGAAAAATGAATCTTGTAGTAGACCAATCAAAAGTAAATGCAGATGGTTATTGGGAAGTTGTTGACGATTTTACAGGGGAAATTATTAGCGAAGCAGATGTTCATGGTTTCTTTAGTTTTCCTGTAGATGAGGCAGGTGAAAAACTTATACCAACTGACGACGGGTGGAAAATTTGGAACTCGTTAGATGATCCTGAAAATCTTTTAGATTTAAACACTATGTCAAATGTGTCTTTCCCTACTCTTAAAACACATGAAGGGTACTGGGAATTTTTAGAAAGTACTAGCGGCTGGCAAGGGCTTGCTTCTGGTTTAGGCAAAGTTGATCCTGAAGCAATGTGGATTCCTGCTATGGGCAGGTTTGGTGAAAAATGGGTAGAAACAAAACAATGGGTTAGGAAGGTACAAGATTTTTCTAATCCTAGTTTAGAAATGAAAGCTGACATAGCGCGAATGACAGCTAACTTTTTAGTGAAACAAACTAATTATGTTCATCGTCAAATATGGGATGGCATAAAACAAGGCGACATTGTTTTAAGTAGAGAAATTGATGAAGCTGGATTGCTTAGATTGTTAGAAGATGTTAAAGCAAAACCTGATGCACAATTACCACACACTTATGAAGAGTTTGGTTTAGGTGAAGAAGATTTTAATAAGATACAAAAAGCTTTAGAACTAGCTGAAGCTGATGCTCCTTTAAAAGTTTTGCAAGATGGCGAGATGTCCGATCTTCTTCAATGGTATCAAACCAACGGCTGGAAATTCTCTGAGGTAGACGGCGAACTTACAATGGTTCAAAAAGAAATAAATCTGTTTAGTAAAACAAGAAATGTTTTTAATACTACAAGAAGAAGATTAGAGGAAGATTATTTTAACGGGCAGATACATCCTGCTGGTAGTCAAAACGGTGAGCTTGATTGGTGGGGAAGAACAGGAATTATAGGTAAAGCTTCTATTGCCGCATTGTCATATCATCCAGCTAAATTTGCTGAGAAGTTAACAACGTATGTTCCTAAAGCAAAGCATCTTGATTTAACTGATCCTGATCTTGGAGTTAAAGAGTTTCAGTCTTTAATTGATATGGGCATCATGGCTGACATGCCACGCTCTCAAATAGATAAATACTTGAGAGATTACGTAATGGGTAACGAAGCAACTAGATGGAGAGTTACAACAGAATTTTATTTAGATTTCTTAGGCAGATCAGGCGCTTTAATGATGGGCGGTTCTGACGTAATGAAATTTATTGACAGATTCATTAGACACGGATCTCACAGATACGGTCAAGTAGCAGACGACATGGTTGGTTTGCAAGGGCTTAGAGTAAGAACTGCTGTATTTCCCGGAGAAGAACATTTAGCTCAGTTCTCTAAATCAAATGTTATACCTGATTACAGAGAGTTAGCGGCTGTAACTAGATACATGGCTATGTATAGGAGACTTGGTTGGGGTTTGCATCTTCCTACTGTTGACAAATTCCTTGCAAAGACATGGCGACCAGCCGTGTTGTTACGTTTAGGTTATGTTGCTCGTAATGGTGGTGAAGAGCTTGCTACGTGGTGGTGGCGTGAAGGTCCGACCAATTATGTTAAGTCAAAACTTGCGCGTAAATCTGTGGACATGCATCCAGTGTGGGATCCGTATGGTCGTCGTGTGATGATGAAAGGTACTGACGTATTAGCTGATGGTAAAACTGTAGCTGATGAAGTAAGAGCGCCATTGTTCTGGCGGCCTTTCTCTAGGTTATGGAGATCATTTAATGAAATGGCAGGAGTGGGAGACTACGCCATTACAACTCAAGCGATTAAAGAATCAATTAAAAAGAACCCGTATAAATGGCGGTTCTTAGACGATGCTAAAAAAGAAGAAATTTTTGAAGAGACACGTAAGCAAGTACTAGCTAGAACAGAAAAAAAGTTTTTAGGTCAAACATCTAGAAGACTGTTCGAGTTCTCTAATAAAAAAGCTAATGAGTTAGCTTTGCTAACAGACAGATGGTATTCAAAAATTCCGGGTCTGCCTTCACGGCATAAGTTAGCTGAACGTCTTGGTAGAAGAATAGATGTAGATCACGACGAAAGAGTTAAAAGAATTTATCAAGCATATACACACCCAACGATGCTTGACGCAACAATGAAAGATGTACTAGGTGGTTATGACAATTACCTTAATTATGAAAAAGGTGGGATGGATCTTGCTTTACGTCAAACAGGTGTAGATCAACCAATAAATCAGTTGCTTAAACTAGGGATAGATCCTAGAGACAACATGGAACTGAAGTATATCAGTACTGTTGATTCTAGTTCTGTTCATGGTGTAGATAAATCTATAGCTGTTGCTCAGAGGCTTAACATAGTGCAGGGTGATGAAGCTTCCGTTAGATTCCTTGAAGAAGTTATTCATCATGTTCCTGCTAAGACACGAGAAAATCTACGTCCTATAGCAGATCAGTTACTTATAGCTGATTTAGATTTAGCGCACTTAGCTGGTCAGAATCCTGAAGTGATTGTTTTAAGTGCATTAAGAAAAAATAAAGAAGCACGTAATATGTTAGACGAAGCATTTACGGGTCTAGGTTCTCAAGGTGATATAGGTTGGATAGAAGCTGTTGATACTTTTATTGAATCTATGCCGGGAGAACAGCAATGGATTTGGGAAAGTTTACTTAACCCAACAGTTGGCGGAACAGAAGTAGGTGCAGACTGGAATCTTATAGCATTCTTACTCAATGACAATGGCACTAATGGTGCTAACAAAATGGATTTGACAAAGCTTACAGATAATTTTGATGAGGTTATTGAACGAGGAAACAAAGCTTACGTTAATTATCTGGTTGGTACGCCAGAAGGCAACCAGTTTATTATGTCTTCTTATAGAGGAGCGGCAGGAAGAGACGCGACAGGTAAGATGAGTCTTCCATTACCGGAAGGTATGGCTCGTCTTTACATACCTATGATCCCTGTTTCTTTAGCAGAGTCTTATGTAAGAGCGCTTGACACAGGTACGTTAGATGCTTCTGAGTTCCTTACTGATTTTGTAAATGTTCTTAGAACTAAACTTGCTGATCTTGGAGTGAATCCTGACGAGGCAACTAAAGCCGCACGTATGTTACAACCCGGAAATTTACGTGGCGCTGGCGGTACAAACAGCATGACGTTATCTTCACAAGTTGCGTTAATGGATGAATGGGCGCAAGGAGGAGAATATTTCCCAGTTATAGTTGGAAGCGCTGATGATCGTGTAGCTACTGCAATATCAGATGCTTTAACAGAAGTTCTTGATATAGAAAGAGGAGCGGCTTCTTTAATGCGGGAAGGTGTGACTCCAAGCGGAATCATTGGAGAGCTTCAAGTAAACACCGAATCTTTATTTAATAGAATGGGAAGTTCAACAGCAAGCAGACCAGAGTACACAACTACAGTTAGCCGTAATGGTGCTGTAAGTAGCACTAGATATGACACGCTAGCGCAAGATTTATCTGGTGGTTATTGGAATGACTTCTATGGATTTGAAGGTGCTACTGATCCTCTTACTGGTGCGGTAACAGGGCGAGGTGTTATTGGCGCTAAGGAATTTGGTACTAATGGTTTAGCTAATGAAACAATGATTGGTGTAGGAGGAGCGCATCTTTTAACTCCAGCATCAGGATTAAGTCCTATTCGTGTTGTAGATGGTAGAGCGCAAGTTGGCACTGTAAAACTTTACAAAGATAAATCAGGTAAATTTATTCTTGTTGAAGAAGGAACAGAAGTTCATCCTGATGCTATGGACTGGTTTAAAAACGCTGAACTTGTAGAAGAGCATCGTGTACCTATGAACGGTATTCGTGCTACTGCTGAACAACACGCATTGTTAGTAAAGCAAGAGTTAATTGATCTTCTTTCAAATGCTCCACGTACCGCAGTAGGACAAGAAGAGTTTTTCAATCCTTGGTTACGTGAAGTTTTACGCAGAGAAGAAGTAAGTTCCACACGAATTCATCGTTCAGCTAACGATGGTAGATGGTGGGAGAAAGCTCCTAAAGATATTTTAGGTTGGGTTCCTGTAACAGATGAAATGGGTGGTTCTATAGAAAAAGCGTGGAATAGTGTTTTGCGTAATTGGTTTGATGGCGTAGTGAATCCTGCTATTGGCGCGATGGTTCGTGAACCATTGTTCCATCATAATCTAATGTTAGGTTTCGATCAGACTAACGGTGTTGTACGAAACTTTGATAGACCGCTTATAGATGTCATGGCTGAAAGTATTGTTCCGGGTACATGGATACAAGACGCGACTCACCCTAAAGGTGGGTACATGAAATATCCTGAAGGTAAACGAATTTACGAAAAGGGACAGGTTTATATTGATGCAAGTAAAGCTGGTGAACCTGAACTTCGTCAACAAATTGGACGATACACAACTCAAAAAGCACCGCATGATATTTTCCTTCATCAAGAATTAGGTGGGACTTTTGATGATTTCAATCAACTTATAATTGACGATCTTAACGATTTCATTGAAGGTGATTGGCAGATGGCTATGGCTGATCCTGATAGCCCAGCTTCAGCTATTGCAGAAGCGATAGAAAACAAAGATAAAAAAGCTCTTATAGAAGCTATAGAAAGTTCAAAGGCTGAAGGTGCTTGGAGGCGAGTTCTTAGATTAATGGAGAAAGAACACACAGAGTTAGTTCCTAAAAAAGTAAAAGGTATCATTCAGAAAAATGCTGATGACGAAATTATCATGGTTAGGCAGACAGCTAGAATTAACTTAGAAGGCATGCCTGCTAGTAGAACTGTCGAAAGTTTACAAGATCAGTTCTTTACTTTTATGATGCACAGAAAGCGCGTGTTTGAAACACACAGAGATGTAGCAGTAAGACGAGCAATGACTTTAACAAGCGCTTATATTGACGATCATCGCATACGTTCACAGTTCCAGCAGATGGTAGGAACAATGATCCCATTCTGGTTTGCTGAAGATAACTTCCTTCGCCGTGTCGGAAGAAGCCTTAACCATAATCCGTTAATGCTACGCAACTTGCATCTAACTATGAACGCTGGTGTATACAGCGGTCTTGTTCAAGAAGATCAGTTCGGAGAAAAGAAACTTATTATTCCGGGTAGTGAAGTAGCTACACACGCAATGCTTTCTATTGCTGATAAAACACCAATCGTTAAAAGTGTTTTCGGTGGAGATTTAGGTTCTGTTGTGCGACCAACAATGGGGCTTGCTACAAGCATTAAAGTAATTCCGGGTTATGACACAGAAACAATGGGGCGTATGGGATTCGGTCCTTTACTTGCCGCTCCAATCAATTACCTTTCGGGTCGTGATCCTGAGATAAGGAAAACATTTGAGCATCATCTCGTTGGTGGGCGTTACGGAGGTGTGAGTGATGTTTCTTCTAGAGCGGAATCTTTATGGAGAGTTGCATGGTCTTCTGTGGCTCCTGCTCTTTTAACAAGAACACTTGGTTTAGCTGGGATTGATGGCCCTCAAGGAGAAGCGCGTAGTAAAGCTAAGATAGATGTATTAAAGTTTTTAGCTCTTAACGATCAAATACCTTCAGAGGATGAGATTGCTTCTGCTTCCAATCCTGAATTATTTGAGGAAGCTTTCTTAGAGAAGGTTGATGCTATGGCGAAACAGTACCAGTTGCTTCAGGCTATGACATGGTTCTTTGGTACAGGCACAGGCTATTTAGCTGATCTTACTTTAGATGAAAACTGGGAATGGAACACAGAGTTCTACGAGTTGCTTGAGCTTGGTATGCCTTACGAGGAAGCGTATCCTACATGGGTTAATAATATTGAAGCGAGAACAGGCGAAGAGTTTAACGCTATGGAATACTCTCCTTTCCGTGAAGGTGCATATGAGAAGATACCGTTTGCTGTTTTAGAAACTACACAAGATGCTAATGTTTGGCTCGTTAATAACGATGAGTTTGCTAGAACATTTAAAATGTCTAGCGCATATTTTATGCCAAGACGGTTTGATGTTGAAGACGATGAGTATGTAGCAGAAGCTAAACAAAGACAGATCAACATGGGTCTGCGGTCTTTGCAAACTCCTGCTGAATTTCTTGAACAGTTGTATTTCAATGTTTCTTACGGTGTGTACAGCAAACAGCGAACAAATTATTTAAAGAAAAGAAACCAGTACATTAATGCTGGTGCATCCACAGTTGAATTAGATAAGAATTATGAAGCTTTTATGGATACTTTCAAACGACAGCATCCAGTATTTAATCATGTGATAACTACTGGTACTTCTAGAGAACGACGAGAAGAAACTTTAGCAGAGTTTAGAGTCATTTTAGAATCCCCACATCTTGTGCCTAAAGGGTTACACAGAGAAGATGTGTTAAATGCTATAGCTACTATTGTTGGTTATGCAGACAAAATGGATGCTCTTTCAGGATTAACTACACCGACTGCTCAGGATCAACGTGACGCTATCAAAATACAATATTTAAGAGTATTAGAATCGTTTACCCGTAACAAACCTTGGTTAAATGAGCTATTCTATAGCGTATTCGTACCTTTAATCGGAGAGAGTTGGTTAGCTAAATATGAGGCAGGTAATATTTCACCTGACATGGGAGTCTTAGTCTGATGGGTTGGTTAGAAGACTGGTTACGAAAGCATGACATAATAGGAGAAACTATGCCTGAATGGGATCAACCCGATGGGTTATCTCCAGAAGATGCTTGGGATCAACTAGCAAAAGAAACTTATCCTGAATTAGATTTAGGTGACGAACCCACAGATTTAACCACGCTTGGTGGGAATTCAGTCTTAAAAGAAATTCATTTTGAAAACTCTAGTAAAGAAAGCATGTTTCAAAAATACATTAACTGGCTTTTAGATAATGGCATTGCAAGTGTCAGCCGTGAAGGTGAGCCTTTAGGCGACGCTATTACTTTAGGCGGCACTCAGATGTTGGATAAAGACGGGCGGCCAACTTCACAGCTTTTAGATCTTCGTGCAGTTTCTACACAAACTAAGTTATTTGATTTCTTTAAAGACAACTGGATGACGAATCGCAATATTAAAGACGAGTTGCAACAACGTCTTCAAAACGGTATTGAGCAAATGGTTAATTTTGCAGAGGGTAAAAACATGGACGAGTACAACTGGGATCCTGATAGTGCAATATCAGCAGAAGTTTCTCCTGAAACTTTAACTGATATTATTCGCGTGTTCGGAGATTTAGGTATAGGTGAAAACAAGATTGCTAATTTAAACGCACAATTAGGTGCTAATGCTTTACAGCATCTTGTTGGAAGAACCTTTGCTCCTGTTTTAAGAAACCAAATTAAAACATTATCTCAAAAAAACAGAGCTATATTAATTGCTCCGAATGTAGGTGTTGTTGGCGAGCAGATGACAGATGCAGACGCTATACAACCTATGACAGCTTGGGTTACTTCTTTTGATGGGACACCTTTTGGTGAGATTCAAAGTGTTAACGATCTTTTTTCTGGAGGAAGAATAGGTCCGCAAGACGCTTGGTTTTATATGCAGAAGTTATATGAAAAAACAAGAAATACATCTGGTTATTCTCAGGTTATTGAACGTATACAACAAGAATTATTTGCTTATGGTTATATGGATGCTCCTCGTGAGTGGGGCAAATTAGACATAATTAATATGGAAAATAAAGCTGATGCAACTATTGATGCTTTGCAGATGCTTCAATCAGATCAGATTAATGAAGCGTTGAATGTCCCTAAAGGACAGCTTGCTCCTGATGGCTCTGCATATATAAAAGACGTTATGGACAGGGCAATGTCGCATAAGTTGGATCAGCTTCCTAAGCGTAAAGCAGTAAAAGCTAACCAGCAAACAGCTTTAATTGAACAAGTTATTAATAATTTAGACACGTTGGCTACACGGGCAGGCAGACTTTTTGATGAAGAGGGCAAAGCACAAATGAGAACTGCTATTAAAGGAATGATCTCTGATGAAGAAGATCAAGATCTTTTAGAAGAAGCTTTCGGTGGGGGTGGCAGTGCAAAAGATTTACAAAAAATTGATCTAATATTAAAGAACTTTTATCAAGATGATAACTGGGCTAACAATGTGTACTTAGGTGCTAATGATTCTGATATAGATTATTTCCGTTATGCAAAACGGTCAGGTGCTTTAAGCAACGAAGAGTTAGAACAATTCTTAGCGACTAGAAACTTTAGAACATCTACTGGAACTCTTGATGATACAGGTGTACGCATAGAAGACATAACAAAACCAATGTATTCAACTAATTTTGATGACACGGGATCTTTTATAGATCCAGCAAATACAAATGCTATAGCTAAAGATGTTATCACTAGCTTCATGCTTGATTTGTTAGCCGCTCCTGATGGCCAAGAAGGTGATATAGAACAAGCGTTAATGACATTTGGGCATACAGCAGGCGCGAGGATAAGTTCGGACTTTGGCTACACAGCATTTGATTATGAAGAGATGGCAGAAAAAATCCGTTCTGATCTTGCATTAGCTTCTGACCCTGAAGAGTCAGAATTGGCTACTACTATTACTGATCGTCTAGCTAAGGGTAGTGAATTGAAAGGAAGAGGCGCGGCGTTACGTGCTTTAACAGAGAGCATGAGACCAAGTTATTCGACTACTGCATTTAACCCACTAAGGAATGTTTAATGGCTGATCCACGAGGTACAGGTAACGAAGTTTTAGATAGTCTTCAATCAGGTTGGCGTAATCAAGTTAACGCTTTAGACAAACTATTGAAAAGTATGTTAATAACTGGTCGTGAAGATCCATCTGTGTATGAGAACTTGCGTGGCCGGTTGCGTTCTATGGGATACAACCCTGAAGTTATTCTTCCTGTTCAAATACAAAAGGAATTAATGGCTGGTGATGCTGTCATTGTCGGTTATGAAGACGAAGCTGAAATAGATAAAGCTGTAGAGATGGGTAAAAAGTACGGTGTTGAAATTTCTGCGGATCTTCCTCATGTGTGGAGGAAACCTAATCGTCACACCATTCGTCCTTCTGCTGGCACAAAATGGGATGCTAATCGTTTAAAACAATATGCTATACAACAAATGATTTTCCCTGATAGGAGCGGATCGTGAACGTTCAAGAGATTTATCAACTTGGTTTAGAGCAAGGATGGGACGAAGAAGACGCTTATTATTTAGCGACTATCGCAATGGCTGAGAGTAAAGGTAAAGCTAATCAAATTACTCCAGAACCAAATGGTACTGAAAGCTATGGTATATGGCAGATTAATAGTGTTCATCTACCGGCACTTATAGAAGCAGGGATACTTCATTTACCTCAAGGTGGAGAAAGCGTTGAAGAGTTTGATGAAATAAATAAAACAAAATGGGATGCTCTTATAGCACAACTATTTGATCCTGCTATTAATGCAGAAGCCGCTGAGTTCGTGGGTCATCACAGAGACTACCCTAACGTAGCCGCTCATTTAGATGATTGGGATTTCAATGTTTGGAGTACACATACTTTAGAAAAGAATCATCCTAACAATCCAAGTAGATTTGATTTTGTTCCTGAACCTGTCGCAATGGAAACACCTGCTGAAACGGAAGAGTTTATAGCTCAACCCGGAGGGCCTTGGCGTGACCCTAATACAACATATGTTGATGTAATACAACAAGAAATGGATCTAGGTATTACAGATGAATTTGGGAATGTTGTTGGTGTTAATAGCGATTTGCCGAATTTGATTGATGAGTTTGGTGCGGAGAATCCAAATCTCTCTGTATTACCTGAAAATTTTTATGGAGAATGGTCTTGGTTGGATCTTTGGGGTGACAGCAATCCATTAGTTGAGGACTTCCTTAATGAATGGGCAGATAAATTTAACGAAGAAGATGAAAAAGCACAGTTAGACCAGAACTTTGTAAAGCTTTTAGACGATTTTGAAAAAGATTTATATAACCAATTTTGGTGGAACACTAAAGAAGAAGGTGTAAGAAACCATCTTAAATTTTATTACGAATCAGGTGGATTAGGACCAAGAGATTTTCAAGTAACTGGTCAAGGTATAGGTAATCCGTACAATGCGGCGATGGCAGATTTCCGTAAGATAGCAGAGAATGTTCTTCGTGGGGCTGGTTTAGGTGAATATATAGATGATGGGATTATAGATCAAAATGATTTAAATAGGTACGCATCTGCCATAATGAGCGAAGTTGGGGCTACCCAATATTTAGCTGGAGATCGACCTCCATTATCAATGGAAGCATTCCAAAGTAAAGCTACTCAGGTAGTTGAAAATCAGATGTTTGCTGAATGGATTGGTGATGACGGCAAATTAAAACGACCTGAACGTGGAGGGTTTGGTCCGGGTAGTGTTCGTGAATTAATGAATACGTGGCGCGCTAGAGCTAAAGATCAATTTTTAGAAATAGATGAAAATGAATTACGTAAATGGGCTATGGAAGTTAAAACTGAAACAGGTTTAACAGAAGATATGGTTTTACAAACGATAAATGAAAGAGCATTTGATCGTTATGATTGGCCTATTACGACAGATCAAAGAAAAGATTACTTGGCTAGAGGCGTGACTATGAAAACTCTTCTTAATCCGCAATGGATGGCTGTTAGAAATATGTGGGAAGATGACAGTATCGAAGCTGATGATCCTTGGTTATTGCAAAACTATGTTGTTAATGAAAATGGGTTTAATAGGTTTAGGAATTCAAGCGAGATGGCAGACTTGGCGCGTAATAATTTAGGCAAGATGCAACACACTTCAAAGCTTCAAGGATTCCTTAATGATTTTATTACTAATACTGCTGGAACATTTAGGAGTGATTACATATGAGTTTTATTGACCCTGACTTAGCGACTGTTGATTGGGATCTTGTAGCTCAAAGAATTGCAAATCAGGCAGGGATTAATGCTGAACGGGTAATGGGAACTACTGCCGAAAATCTTCAACAGCAATTAGACGATAACCCTAATGTAACTAAGTCAATAGAAGAACTCGGTAAAGATATTAGAGATTTAGGTTTAACGTATGATGAGGGTTCTTATGTTCCATCGGGAACTGATCCTGAGACTGCAACTAAAACAATACTTAATCAAATAAATAATAACGACGGAACGATAACTGTATTTTATAGTGACGGAACGCAAGAACTTGTACCAGATCCCTTGTGGAGGGGCAAACCAAAAATAGAAGAAGAAGAACCTCTAACAGTTGTAAATCAAATGAGAGATTCTTTCCGTCTTGTATTAGCAGGACTAGGCATGAGTGAACAACAAGTTGATGACATTTGGAACTGGGCATTAGGTAAATTCCAAAGCGATCCATCGTTTACTGCCGCAAGAGCAGAAGTAGAAATGTATGAGCTTGATGCTTTTAAACAAAGATTCCCTGCTATTGGGCAGATGGCTAATCCCCCTACTCCTGCACAATATATGAACTTTGAAAGAATGATCGCGCAGTCCTTTAGAAAATTTGGGGCAGGGTCCGTATCTCCCGGTTTAATAACTTCTTTGCTTGTTAATCAAGTCGGGACATTAGAAGTAGATGAAAGACTACAAGAAGCGGAACGTGTAATGTATTCGCTTCCGTCAGAAGTTAGAGATACATTTAATGACTGGTGGGGTGAAGACGGCGCACGAGAAATTACTATGAGTTTATTTCTAGACCCTAATCAAAACTGGTCAGAGCTTCAGGATAAAATTAAAACTGCTGAAGTTGGAGCATGGGGGCAGATGGCCGCTGGATTAGATCAAGGTTGGGATATGGATAAGGCCAATGCAATAGCCGATCTGGGTTTAAGTCAAGCTCAAGTGTGGAATACTTTCGCTAATCTTAAAGACAAAGAATCTTTATTCGCTGAGAATATAGGTGAAGATAGAGATTTGAGATACGAAGTTGAAGGTGTTGAAGCTGAGTTTGGTATAGGTGGAAGTGCTTTAGAGTTGGCAGATATATTAGAAAACAGAAAGGATACGCGAGTAGCTAGATTCTCTGGCGCTGGTGGTGGTGGTTTGATGCAAGGAACACAAACAGGTTTTGGGAGTGCTAATGCCTAAATACGCAACAAGCTCTTCCAAAGGGAAAGCAAAGAAAGTACCATACAAGAAGGTAAAGAAAGGTAAACGTAAATAATGTTTAACAAAGACGTACTAGAAAGAGTGATTGCCACATTCGCGCAGTCATTCCTTGCTGTGTTCACTATTGGTGACATGGGAAGCATGAAAGCGGCTGGACTTGCAGGTGCTACTGCTGTTCTTAGCCTTGTTAAGAGCGTTGTTGCCAAGCAGTTTGGTGACGGATCAGCTTCAGCGGCAAGCTAATGATTAAAGGTCCGAAGCCTTCACTCAAGCAACTTGAAAAAACTTACGGTCAGAACATAAGTTCTCATGCTCATGATTATATGTCACAGAAATATTTCGACGATATGAAAAGAGGTTTGAAATATCACCGTGCTGGGATTGGTCAAACCATAAGCGCACAACGATCTGCTAGAGGGCCTAAACGCAAGGGTGGTCGTCGTAAATAATGACTGACATTACCGACCTGAAACAAGTCAAAGTATCCAAGATAACCCTCGGACTCATCATGTCCGTGGCTGTCACCAGTGGAGTAGTCGTATGGAATGCGGCTAGTATTGCTGGCAGGATAGATGATTTGGAAAAACAGGTGCAGGTA